ACCAAACAAGAGAAAAACTCTGTTTGGTATATATATATTACATGTTTTTCTTACTTTTCATTTTGTTGGAAGTGAATGGGTGAGGAATAGGTGTTTTATTTTATGTTTTTATGTATTAATCAATATCAAATTCATTATCATATTCATAACCCTGAGATGATCGATCCTCTAACTCTTTGTACTGTTTAGGAATTCCTAGTAGTTTGACTCCTCCTATAAGCTTCATTAGTATTTTGACCTCTTTGGTCAAAAACCAGTATGATATTAATCCTATGTGTTCTTTGTAATTTTTGACAATATTTCTTGATAATAACTTTAAGGATTCTAAATCAATATCAGCCAATGATACATATCCGGTCTGTGCCCTATTTTCAAATTTTTCATCTGGAAAACGGCCCGTCAGTAATCTGGTTGATAAGGATAATGATATCCAGCTTAGTACTAATCTTCGTGATAATAATCTTAATTTCCCCTTATTTTTAAGCGGGAATAGATTATATCTTCCTCCTAATTTATGTCTTTTATTGTCATGAGTGATATTGACCCATTCGAACATAACATCTTTAATTGTTCTTGTAAAACTTTGAATTATATTATTAATGTTGGTTAAATCAGGAGTTGATAAAAATTCTCTAGCTAAGTGATTTAAGTTAATTTGGAATCCAAAAATTTGCAGTGCTGTATGATATGGCCTCATTATCCCATAATCCCTTTCTCCTTCTTTGATTTCATGCTGTAACCACTCGTTATTCTTCCTTTTTGATAAGATTATCCACTTTAATAGATTATTTTCTTCTATTGATGATATCCTTTTAAGTTTTGATAAAACAAGATTACTGGGTTCCATTACAGTACAGTAAGCATCTTTTGAAATTAAATAAAGCTCTGTTGAGGCAGGATTGGATGTTTTAAGGGACACTACACTTACATCCTTCCAATACAACTTGTATAGATAGAGTATTTTAGACCAATTCGGAGTAATAGTTGGTATAATTTTTGATACTAGGACAACATCATCATCCCCGATTAAATATGTAATCCTAATAATACTATAATGTTCATGTAGAACAGTTTCTTCTGATTTGCCTATCGCTCCCTCCATGTCACAATGTACTAAACCAATTGACTTATCATTTAATTCACTCCATATTAAACTCTCACATTCCATATTTCCTATCCATGTTGAATTGGGATTCCCATTAAATAACACCCTCACCCGATTAAGAATCTGTGTTACATTTCCTAGTTTTTTACCTACTAATGATACTTCTGATGGGAAGATTTTTAATTCCCGTTGACCAATTACATCTGTAATATTTAAACCAGAATTATAATAATTTATTGCAGGACCGAGTGTAGCATCATAACATGCTAACATAGCTCCTGCTCCTTCTCCTAAAAAGAGTCTATCTTTATCTTTTTTAACTTCCCTCATTAAGATTTGTGATAATTCAAGAGCTTTAAGACAACTTGTACTGTTTACTCCAAATAACCTCAGCTGATGTGATAGATAACTTCCTCCCTGAGGAAGTGTCATTCCATGTGTAGTAACATTCGAAGCTTCATTAACTTCAGAATCACTCGTTATGGATCTTATTTTCACGACTTGATAATTCTTTAGAGCTAATCCCCAGAAATAACTACTTTTATTTCTCTTTTGATTATCACTGCAATTGTCATTTACAGTTTTAACAATATTGTCTAAGATATTCTCATCTTCTATGGGATCCCAATCTTCAATCGTTTCAGGCGGATTAATACCACGAATCCTCAGATACTTAATCGCAGTTTTCCTTACATACGTAACAGTTGAGGGGAATGATTTAATTAACAGTCCTGATACTTGCACATATTTAAGAGTAGGATCTTCTTTGATGTTCAGATCTAAGTATTGTTTTAATTCATCAAGTCTCTCTAGATATGTTAGATTTAATAAATTTGGTCCAAAAGATGCTATCTCTGCTAAACAACACACAAAGGCAAGATGTCTTGAGAGAAATGCTTGTCTTCTGTCATTTGCTATTTCCATGTCACTATCACAGATATAGATCTCAAGTGATGCTCCATTCAACCATTCTCTCATAAATAGATCCAAGGAGTACTCGCAAATCGAGAGAGCAAGCTTAACTTGATCTTGACTAGCAGTATTAGGACCATAAATAGGATTCAAAACTCCACAATCCCAAAATCTCTTAAACACTTTTGGATGAGATAGTGCATTAGATAATACTTTAAGTACTGAATGTGAGGTGTCTTTTAATGTTCTCATTATATAATCCCAAATGGGATCCCTTCCTTCTATTTTCAATCCATAAAGGGTATATGCAAATTGATTCACGAGTAACCCTCCAAATGTTTTGAGAAACACTAGTATATCTAGGGTCAGAAATTCAGTTATCAGACTGTTAATATCATCATCATTTGCAATCACAACCAGCTCCTTAAGATTATCCCGATCTAGCTGCGACATTGTATCTGCTATTGTAACTGCAGTACATATTGATATTGCATGTACAATATCTGTGTCATCCCAGTAATTCATGTCAATTGTATAAGAATGATCTCTTATAACCATTAATTTTGATAGATCTATATCCTTTAAAGGGTCCTTATCATATATAAATTCATTACTCTCAGGGTATTTGATTAACTCTAATGTAGACTCCGGATTGATATGCTCATCATTGTAACTCTCTTTTATACAACATCCATCCTCTATATGTAGATGCATGACCATAGGGTTATGTCCTGTACTCTCCTCTAACCTAAATAGATATTCAAATACACTTAATCCTGTTAACATTACCTGTTGATAAATAAGATTTGTATCTTTAGTTTCATTTGCTTCTTTAATAGACATATTATCATTAGATATTGTGATGAACCTGCTTACTCTAATAAGTGATGTACTAGAAAATTTCATCTGAGTAGCAGTATCTTTTAACCTGTGTGATAGATTTGTTGATGTTGTCACTGGTGTCAAAATCTTTAAGCTATCCAATGTAAAGTTTGCACGTGTTTGTGCAATCTGTGATGCTTCCATCCAAGATATTTCGTCATTCCCAAATGCCCAAGTATATATCATTGCTATTCTTATAGCAGCCTTAGCTGGTTTGCTTAGATTTTTGATATACCCTAATTGTGCTTCAGATCTCTCATCTGTAACTGATCCAAAGTAAGGGACCCTTAATGATGCTATTCCTGTCTCAGCTGATCCTATATTAAGATTGCCTGGTAAATACATCCATGTATATGGGCTTTCACCTTCAGTTGAATAACATATCCTACAATGTTCAGATCCTGTTATTATTACTCCAGACAGTAACTCTAAAGGATCTGGAGTTTCAAGTCCATTTATCATTCTTCCTCCTGATAAATGCATCCACATTTTTTGTCTTAATGATATGGCTAGGTCTACTGAGCACATATCTTCATACTTAATCTTGTCACTGACTATTAGTCTTAAAGTTTTACTAAGTGTCTCATATTGTACAAGATCATAGTTGCTTATCTTTCTTAATAAGTTATAGGTTAATCCTCCTCTGCTTATCCCTACTCGAATTAGTGATTTTGTTGTATCCAACATACCAGCTATAGCATTCCTAATTCCAGTAAGAGAATTATCTAAAATGTCATGTGCAACTCTTGGGAGGATTATTCTCCTGTCCATTAGGAACTCAGCTAATTCCTCATCCTCTTCTATCATTGTACTTGTAAATAATCCAGATAGTAATGGGTTTGGTGAGTCCTGTAGTACATTTCTTGCAGTTATATTCTTTATCATGGTGGTTATATTTTGAGATTGTGGTAAGTTACATGAATAGGGATCTGAGGCCCAGTCTAAAAAAGAAGACTCGCCTGGTTCTTGATTCATAATTCTGTAAAGGACACCTCGATCTAACAAATTTGCTTTTATAAATCTTTTAATATCGGCTAACGCAGCGACTGTAGGATCTCCAATGTTTCTGACAAAACACCTTGACATGGCCATATAATTAAATCCTCCGACACTAGCAGGGATTAAGGAGGCATATTGCATCCAATGAATATTCCTGAAATATTGATCTTTAATATTTTGGGTTATAGTTGGGTTTATATTCATTCCAAGCGCTATATACAACTGTTGGATATTTTTGAAGATTGAGCATACATATCCCAATACAGGTGAGTAGCCATTCTCAATGGCCTTTGCAAACGATGTAGCCAGATTTGAGGATGCTGATCTTGTCTCATCTATGATTGTTTCAGACCAAAAAACACATCTAGACAATGCTTTTAATGCCTGAGGAAGGATTCTTCCGTCATAGTATATCCTTTTGCTATATATAAACATTTTACTACTTATTATAGTTTCATTTAGTTTGAGCTCATGACCCAGATCATCCATCACCTCTCTCAAGGAATCAAAAAATCTTACCACATCTTTATAAACAATCTCTTTCTTAACTTTATAATCATAATTATTAGGTACTCTTGTGGTAACAGCTATGGCTTGATTATCCCCTTGAACCATTGCAGTAACTCTTACACCGATTTTGACAGCTGCTAAATGTATTGCACTGATAGATATGAGTGTCCATAACTTTTGGCAAAACCCTTCTATTCCTCCTTTAGGATTATGAACATAAAATCCTGAATCAGGATGGTCATCAAGTGGTAAATGTTCAATATCTGATGGCGGGCAATAAGGATCTCCAACATATATTGTACTCTTTTCAAGGCGAGGGTGCAGCCAATTAAATAATTCCTTTAACCCAAATATCTGATTACAAGTATCACCGAATAAAGCTGTTGATTCATACCTCCAATTTAAACAATATTTTTTAAGATCTGTCGTTAAGAAGCAGCTTACGGTTTCGTATCCATCATTGTATATATCTGTAGATTTAAATTCAAACTTCTTTGACTTCTGATTAGAAGATAAATTGGAACTGCTAATTGCATTATAAGCTTGAAGTTCTTCTGTGTGACTTTTTGAATTATTGTATACCTCATTATACCGCGGAACTCCAGACATAGATATTGTTGTTAGTCTCTTGAGTAATTCAATTTCTCCTTTAACCATCCCATTCTCTTGGAAGAATTTCCCTATATTATTCGCCAATAATGTTTCTGATAATACTTGTGTAGCCCTCATCTTGTATGTCATTTTTGCAAAAAGTCTACCTTCTTGTTTTATTTCTTTCTCTTTTAAACTATATGAGATATTAAATTCAGGATCATCCAGCCAATATCCTGATTCTACGTAATCTAATACTTGGTGGGGATCAAATTTACTATCTGCTATAAATACTTCAACCAATCTTCGTGAATCATGAGACACATTAGTGCGGTATAACAGGTTTGAAGCTGGATAGACTGTGTCCCAGTTTGATTTCTTTGGGGATAATGCTTTATCTTTCATATAAATAGTTAAGTCTTCATCCAATTGAGGCTCTATAAACTTGTCAAATTTTATTCCTATGAAGCTCTTATAATAATCTACAGCATTCTCATATGATATGGCAGAATTTGATCCGTATGCATTTATGATAAATTCATGTGCATGGACAGGTAATGTAACTGGAGGCCATTGACCACCATGTCTTTCTCTATATCCATTTATAATTATTGTACAAAAAATAGCATGACATTTATTGATAGTATCAAATTTCAAGCATTTCTCAGTATACATATACTTTCTAACTTTCTCTGCTGCTATACTCGCCTCTAATGGAGGGTGTCCAAAAGTTCGGAAGAAAGAGAAAATTTCTGCTATTTCATCTATTGTTGATTCTTTGAACACATCTAAAATTTTATCTATATAATCCACATTAGGTATTTCCTCTGTTGTACACTCAGCTGCAAATATTAATTCCATTTCTGATAACACGTGATTTAAAAAAGCCCCCCTGAGCTGTTTAACCGGGTCATAAGTTTGAATGAGCGATAATGCAAGTGGTTCTAATAGTGATATTATGTCAAATGTTCTTTCTCCTAAGGTCGAGAATAGTCCATCTATTATTTCCCATAAATTGTTACCCTTATAATACATTGATTGTAACTTAGGATCCAATTTTGCACATGAACTTATATTCCACCTCCCTTCAACTACATCACAATACATTAGTACCAATTCAGGAGTCATTATATACCCATTGTAATTTTGTTTATCTAATATTAAGACGAGTTCTGGATGTATCAGCAATATATTCTTTTGGTCTTCTAATAGATTATAATCTTTATGCCTATTGAATGTAATCTCATTTTTGGCTTTTTGTAATCTTCTCATGTCATACTTAATAGTAAACCATGTCTTGAATGGATTATACCATTTGTCTGATTGATAAGTCATGTGAACATTTGATATATTGCTAATATCTTCATTGATATCATAATTACTTCCATCATTTTTCGATGCTAACTTCGATAGTATAGTAACCCATAGATCTCTTAATCCATCAGTCATTTGATTATATGTTTTACTTGCTTTACTTAGCAATTCATTTATTTTATTATTAATTCCGGGTATACATAATTGGAACATTTCACTAGACATCTCTGGATATCTGATAAAGGTATATTTACCTAGATCACTTACTCTTTCCATTAAGACTGATCTTAATTTCCTAATTGACCGTTGTCTTTTATCTAATTTATTGAGTTTAATTTTTTGTCTAGTAATAATCAGTATTGAATCATCATCCATATCGTAGGGCTGAGGCAAACTCATTATTGTATGCAGTTGTGCTATCTTTCCTTTAACTATAGGAGAATTGAGGTGACATTCAGGGTACAGAATGTCAGATGTTGTGCCGCTGTGGGACTCGGTGTCCATTTTTCTTGCACACTTTTCTCCTAAGTTTTTTATTATTTCTTTATATCTTGCATCGTCTCCTGTGTTGTCTGTCTGGTGGTCTCTTTTAATGTCATCTTGCATCCGATATGCGATGATCAATTTAGCTGCAGTTTTTTGGAACTTCTGTTTTGAATAACATAGGTTGAAACGTATTCAAACTTCTGTGATTTATTTCTACTATATGAAAACAATACCCTTTATCATAATGTGTGATACAATTTGTTGTTGTATATGCAGCTGGAAGTGTTCTGTTATATATAGCTAATTCATTTATTCTATTTGTAGCTGTTGAGTAAGTAATGATTGGGTTTTCTCTAGACTTTTGTGAATCAAGAATTACTGATGATACAACACTCCCCGATGGGTTTAGCGGATATGCATCAGTGTAAACTCCTGTTATACATCCGTCTGGGCATGAATGACCCCATGGACATTCATCATTCCCTGGCCGTGATAGTACATTATGCCAAGTCCAATTTATTCTTATATTAGTATAATCAGAAATATCAATTACCCCTAACTGTAATTTACTGTGCCAACTTGTGGATCTAGTATATATGTATATTCTGTCACCTAATAAAAGTAATCTTCCTTCTGATCCCCAATAATTTTGGCTCATTGGAATAGTCCACACCCTCAAGCTAAAAGTTGCATCTATGCCTTTATCAACAACAATAATAGAGTTTACCATTCTCCTATTTGAGAACCATGGGCTATAAGAAGCCTGATTACAGTCTCTCTGTGTTTTGCCAGGACAACCAGTTGTATTACATATTACGTCTCCGTTTTCTTCATGCTCTAGACCTCCATATCCGAGAAATATAACTTTATCCTTATAATAGATTCCTGGTCCCACTGATGGATACAATGCTGCATACGGTTTATCAAAAGTTATATTATTATTTGTAAACCTTGTTGTTATAATTAATCCATTATTAGTGACAATGTCAAGTACAATATCCTCAATACCTGTTGATGCATAATCGGATCTTTCATCAACTTTTGGTGTTGAGCATAACTGATAAACATCTGTATTCAATAGTGCCAGAGAGCAAGATCTTCTATTATCATCAATATTAAATGTATGTGTGACTCTGGGGTTTAAATCAGGTACTAGGTCCGAATTTATAGTAATTATCCCTATTTGTAGTACTTGGTAAGATTTCCCTATATCTTGACAGCCCTGGGTAATAAGATTAGAGGTGTAAGCATAGATTAGATGATTGATTACTAACGATGGAATTCTAATACAGCCATTTACTGTAGTAGATGTTGCTAATAAACCTGGTCCTGGTATTAACCTTATCTTAGGACTACTTGTTAGAGATGGGTTACCAGATGTACACCTCCAGAACTTGTTTGGATTTAGGGGTTCTATACCTCTATCATGAGTCATTCTCTGTATTGGCACTTCTTGATGTTCTCTTTTATTTGTTAGATCATTGATAAATTTTCTGAGATCTGACATTTGTTGTGTTAATGATAGTGGGATATAGTTTTGAACATGACTCTGAATTGTGAGAAGTCTTGTATTTATTCCTGACTGTATTGAGGTTCCAATGTCATCCGAAGTCCTCTGAATCTTGGTGTCTATTGCCGCGAATTCTTTTCTTATTTCCTGCAACATTAATTTATTATGATTGTTCTCTTGAATTAAGTTTGTCAATATCATTATAAAAATGACTGATAATATTGTTAATGTTATTGTCCAGAAGGTGTACATTATGATATTTGTAACCTTGCTACTATGTTTGCCTCTGGCTGTTTCGGTTTCATTGTTGGTGTTATTTATGCTGTTTGTGTGTTTCCAATATTCCATTTTTGAGTTTGGTGTCGCCTCTGCGCTGCCTTTTGGTCTATTCGGTGCTGCTGTGTTGAACAACTTTGTTCCTAAGTTTTTTGTACTTTTTATATTTGATCGTGTATAGTCTTATTGTCTATTTGTCAGTATATACGGCTCACTGTTTTTGTCGTTTTGATCTTTCCCCTGAATTCTATGGAATTTGATTATGACTACAATAATTGTTATATTGATTATAACTAGAATTATTATCATCACTATGATTATGGTGATTGTTGCACTAGATTGATACCAACTTCCAACGGAATCTAACTTTTGATTTGATTTCTTTATCCATTCCTTCGATTCTTCTAATTCTAGTTTTGCCTTGTTGAGTTCCATAGATATATCAATTGGATTAAGTGCAACAGAGTTATTTAATATGATGTCATCAAATGTATAAGTTGCTAATGTCCCTTCTCTATTAGTATTGAATAACATTCCGTTTATACCTATTACCTGGCATTCTTTATGTGTTATGATCTTAATTCCTTGATCAGGTGATTGATTAATTCTATTGTCAATTCCATTGCATGTACATGTAGTTGTTATGCAGTTTGCAATTAATCCACCATTCACAAACGCGTATCGTGGTACCACATCTGATGTAACAACAGTCTTAGGACACTGTGTTATGTTCCCTGATAAACAATTCTCTATCTCGTGATTTAATATGTAACCTGGATCAGAAGGACATATATAACTGCTGAATGCCTCTATGCATTCTTTAATATCAGCACCACCTAGAAAAGCCCCTTTTGTCATGATGTGATTGGGAAGAGGAATATACCACTCTTTGCCCTGGATGTTGTATGATATAGAATCTACTTTATAAATTTGAGTATTTGATAGTTTAGTTAATAAAGGAAGTCTAACTTGAAGAGTAATTGAGTAATCACTCAAATCAACATCTATCACTCTCATCTTGATTGACTCAGTGAATAATAGGTCATAAATATCATATTGGTCAACTGTTGAAGTAGTAAATATTTCCGTTATGTTTGTGTGATATAATGATGCTATCCCTTGTAATTTTATCCCTTTTTCTTTCAGTGTTCCTATATTATCACCAAATATATTTGTTAATTCTGAGTAATGTTGTGTCAATGCAATTCCCAATTGTAACCCTGCTGCTTCACAGCCTAATCTTGTGATTGAAGGTATAATTTCATTGTTGACATAGTCTTGAACTGATTTAACTGCAACAATTAGGTTACCTACAGAACTTTGAATCGATTGTACTGCCTTGTTTGTGTCTCTTATAGCCTCTTTGAGTTTTTCTATGTCTGACTTTGCCTGTTTAGCTTCGACAAGAGCGACTGCTGCGGTGATTTGTGCTGAAGTGGCTATCCCTATCGCAATTGTCCCAATTATCTCTCCAAAGAATCGTTTTGTCCTAAGATTAGTATTGTTGTGGGTTTCATGACTTACTACTATTACATCTTTTTGTAATTTTAATCCATCATATAGAGGAATTATCAATCTATCCAATAACTTCTTGTATTGGTTTATCTGTTGATCCCCACATGAGTGTGAATTCTCTATTTTGGGTATCAAACTTAATATCAGGTATCTCGTTTCGAAATTTTGTGAAATCTTCATGCCTTTAGGATTGTTGACTAACACACCTACACGTTGCAGTTTTGTTATGTCTATTTGACAAAATGATGGGGGTATTAGTAATATGGCTATGATTGTGGTTGTGATGGTCATATCTGGTGCTCTTTGTCTTTTGACCTCTGTTTTGGTGCTTGTTTGCAGGATTGTTGGTGTGTTTGTGAATGGCGGGCTTTGGCTTTTCTCTGCTTGGTTGTGTGCGTTCTGTTTTTTCTCGGTCTTTGCAGTGCCTTCTCCTTTTTGTCTGTGATTTGTGTGTTGGTTTGTTTGGCTGTTTTCCGGGGTTCGTGGTGATCCCTTTGATCCTAAGTTTTTGATTTTTCTCCTGTGGGTAGCCTGATTTGCAATGTTGGATATCAGGGTTGTTGATTTTACTGTCTGATTTTCCCGACCCCTTTTGCTATGATGTTTGGGTAGTATCTGAATTCGCCAGGTAATGAAGGCTGGAGAACTGCATCTACCCTTGTAATTTCAACTGATGATGCCCATATAACTGAATTTAAGTGTGGATTCAGATCCATTAGGGGATAGCAGATTTCTCTTTTGAATGCTAATTGACTTGCTAATGTCTTTGATATAGAGCCAGTTGCGTTGACGTGGAAGCTGATCCCTCCAACTAATCCCAATGAGAATAATAATCTCATCTTCTCGATCTTCTGCTTACAATATTCAACTGAGTACATTCTGCCCATCTTCCTTTTGATCAACCCGAGATGAACCATGAAATTTAGTGATTTTTCACCTTTTTCATCTAGAATCTGAACTACTCCTTTGGAATCTGTCTGAACTCCTGTTTTGATATGTACTTGTAGATTTATTGATATTGTATTAGGCAATGATAACAATGCCATGGACTTAGGGATTTTGAATAGAGTTATTGATCCAATTGCTGTGCAGTTCACAAATATCACCCTGAATTTTATCCCTCTATCTAGTGGAAGACATTGAGGAGCAAGTGCAACCTTATTAGCGTCAAATAACATCCCTTTTCTTAATCTACTGGACCATGGATATAGTTCAGGTTTGATGTTTTGTACAGTGTAAACTATCATCTCCGTAGCCTTTACAGTTCTTCTTACTTCTATATCGAGCTTGGTTGCAGCCTGTAGGAGTTCCTGATCATTTCCGGTGTATCTAGCCAACCCAAGTGGCAATGATCCAGAGCCACAAACCTTGTAACTTGGATCATCATCTAGATCACTTATGCTCCCATACCTGTCTTTTGACCTTTCCATCTCAAAGAAGCCCAGTAAAAAGACATCCAGATATCTGGATCCATGTTTGGGCGGATCTCCTATCTTGACAACCCTAATATGAGGTATGGCCTTTCTCTGTTCATTGACCTTGAGTGGTAACGGCTCTATGTTGCCATTCTCGGAGAAAGAGGATTCTGGGAATGTGTAGATTGTGGAGTTGGTGATGCTCATTGTTTCGGAGGATTGATTAGTCCTTTCATCCTAAGTTTTTCTTAATCATCTATGATCTGGAGATCTTTGTTATGTGTTGATTGGTTTGGTGTATTGGGGTGGTCTCTGATTGGCTGTTTTGTGCTATTGGTTTTCTTGGTGTTGACCCTTGGTTGGCGGTTTACTGGGAGCTGACATCCTCATTGAACATGTCCATCAACTCAGACACTTCCTCGTCACTCTTGCAGAGCTTGAGTTCGTTGATGTATGATTGCTTTGCTTTTGATGATAAATTGCTGTTGTTAATGATTATTATTAATGATCTCATTGTACTGCTTATTCTTCTAGGTACTAATCTAGTGGCATTGGATTCATCATTCAATCTGTTTATTTCTGATTTGATCTGTGTGTCGTTTTCTGGTGTTTTCTCTATTGATCTATAGAGGTCAGGGATGTTTTTCTCGATGCCCTGTGTTTCCATAAGAGGGTCAAACCTGACTTTCTTTATTTTCTCTTCTTTTGCTTTTGTCTTGATCATGGATGTCCTCCCGCTAGGTTCTGGTTGGTCCTTCTTCCCTCCTCTCTCTGTCATAATTTTAAGATTTGAGATTAATGATGTGATCAGTGATAATTGTTCTTTTTGATTCTCAATTAGTCTTCTATGTGATTCATCCATCTTTTTAAGATCAGTTTTCAAACTTAATATCTCGTTCTGAATCTGATTTAATTTGGTATCATGATCCATTGACACTCCTATCATCAAACCTGCTAGGAAGTCTATCTTTGATGCAGTATCTGCATTGTTTAGGACATTCGCCACACACACAACTCTCTTGTCTTGGTATAGGTCTAATTTTGCTGCAGATTGGATTACACCAAGATTCTGTAATAATGTAATCGCCCTTTCTGTAAATCGAGTGCTCTCTTCTGTGTCCTCTCTTTCCTTTCCATCCGTCTTTTGTGTCTTGATCCTTGGTTCGGAGGTTGTTCTGCTTGGTCCCATTGTGTGGTTCTGTCCCGAGGTTGATGTCTGATGGGTTTGGTTTGTTGATTCTGTTCGATTGCCGCTCTCGCTGTTGAGGATGTTCCAGGATGTGATTCTCTTCCCCTGGGATCCATTCTGTGGTCTTGTTGGTTCTCCTGTATTCGTGCTGGCTTTGAGGATTTTCTGGCTCTTCTTCGATCCTTTGAAGTTGAGTTCGTAGTCCAATATTGATGATTGTTTGTCTGTGTCTTTTGGCCTTCCAACCCCTTTTTTAATTCCCTTGTCACTGTTCTGGGGTGTTGATTGATACTTTCTTGGCCTGTTGTTCTTCATAAGGAGTTCTTCTTCGTCATCTAGTGTTGCGGCAGTCACTATACTGGTATATCCTGAATCAAATGTACTGATAGATTCCAGGCCTCTTCCATCATCACCGTCTCCATCTTGTTTTGTTGGAGGAATGGCATCACTTCCTGATACCTTGACTGGAACATCTTTAAATTGTCGCATTTCCCTCTTAGTAGAGTCCTTATCCATCTCTCCAACTTCATTGTAATCAATATCTTCCTGGATTTGGGTTCCATTGTTAGGATCTGGGCTGCTTCTGGAGATTCTTCGAGTGACCATAGTCTCAGTTCTACTATCTGGGCTGCTTCCTCTCCTATATCCTCCCTGTACAGTCTCCTGATTAACATTTCTATCTTTTGTCTCTGTGGCACGTTCGTGTGATGCCCCAAACTGTCGATTTTTGTTAGCTGGTCCACTATTTTCCTTGCTTGTTTCTGTTGTTTTGGATTCAGGTTGGTAGATTGTCGTGCTAAGTCTTGTGGTTCCTGTGTTGATTTCATTGCTGTCTGCCGTGTTCTCTTGGGAGTCGGTGCTGAGTATGAATTCAATGATGTCGAGGGCCGATGAGATGTCAGATGATTTATCTCCTGATCCCTCTTCCCAAGAATCCATGATTTGATTGTTTTGAACATTGTCTTCCATGAATCTTTGGTTGATTGAGTTGTGGTTGGATTCTGGATTTGTCCTTCCGTCTCTGGATTGGATAATTTCCATTAATCCTAAGTTTTTCTTACTTGTTGCTGGTGATAGTGGTCATCTCTTTGTGACTAGTTGCTTCCGAATGCACTGAACAAATCATCTATTTCAGTTTGATTTGTGTTGTTTGTGATGTCAGTTGATCTCGGGTCACTCTGTTTCCTTTTCTCGTTGAGTCTTTTGTTCAGCCTGTCTCTGATGTTTCTTTGTTCAGTTTTGATGCTGTCAATTTCTGTAGTTGATTCAGTTTGATTGTCATTCCCGGTTTCGTCTGCCCATGCATAAGGAACTATGGATGACCGAGGCTCATCTCCTTGATCCTGATCTCCTCTGGATTCAGGCTGCCCTGCTTCTTCATCTATCGCCATTTCTATGGCTGATCCCCCTGTAGGCTTATGAAAGGTTGTATCTGAACTGCTGATGTTCTTCATGTGTTTCTTCAAGCTTTGCTTGGCTTCTTGTGTGACCCCCAGTTCATCCTCTAATATTGAACTCATCTGCGACTCGGCATCACGTGCCACTGCTTGACCAAGTTGGAACATTTCAATATCCAGATAAGACCTTCCTGTTACATACTGTTGCATGGCCTTGTTTTGTACAACTGCTACACCCATCGCATAACTCCAGAGGGCAGGATAGTTGCCTGGTGCAAACTCACCATGCACGGGATCTCTCAAAATGCATATAAAAGGAGCACGTGGCCCCTTTGATAGATATAACTCGATCAGTGCCTTGAGTCTGTTGATATCCGGTCTAAGGGTAGACAGAGTTAGAGCTGCCATTCTAGTCTCAATGCCATATCTGATTGTGTTGAAAAATGAAGCAAGACCTGCATCTCTGATGTAGTTTCCTACAATCTGTATATTCTTTTCTATTGTTGTCAGATCATTCCTGCCTGTGTTCATTGTTATCAGTGTTTCAACCATGAGTGTTACCAAGCTCTGTTGGGACCTCATAATTGATCCAATTTGTTCTACTGCATCACCGCTCAACACTAGACTGGATTTAACTGTTCCATCTTGTCGAAATGCTTCTAACCGAGTAAAGAATCCTTTCCTCAATCCTGATATACTGGTTATAGCCTTAACAAGTATTATCCAAACTTGGATTATAAGGGCTCCAAGACACGATGGATATCCAAAAGTATGAACAAGATCCTCGATTGTAGAAGTGCTTCTACCATTTTGCAACATATTGTCTTGATCATACTCAAGATCACTCCCGAACATCCAATCAGTTGTCTTTTCATAAACCATCTCTCTAGTCTTGACGACAAACCCACCATATTTCTGTCTTCCTGGGTCTTTCTCTATCATGTAGATAACATATTTAACATCTGCATTACTACCATTTGATGTTAAATATAATTCTGGGTTGGCATAAGCCATTGATAACAGAGAAACTAAAAATCCAGCTCTTTGCGCATGCTGCTTTTCATTGTCTAAAGAATGAGACAAAAAGAGAAGAGCCAATGTCATTTTATCATTGTCATCTGTTATTGATGGTCCAAGAGCAAATATAGACACAGTGTTTTTTTGCCCGGGAATAACAGCCCCACCAGCTGATTTCGTTATGTTCTCCTGCCTACGCGCACTGAATGTGTCGAATAGACTCAACATGATTACAGTCTTAGGATTTCTTTCCCCTTACCTTTCGGTAAAGTTCTTTAATCCTAAGTTAATTTTTATTTGAATTAATATTCCCAAGCAAGTCTCTTCTCTTGTTTGGT